AAGAAGCATTAAAAGAAAGTAATAATAAAATACAAAATATACGTTATAATATAATAGATAGACAAGAAGAATTAGATACATTAACTAATAAATTTAACCTCTTAAATAAAAATATAAGTAAAATAAAAACATCATCAAATTATGTTCCTGACGATAAAACTTTAACATTTTATTAAAATTATAAATTATAAAAAAATAATTTATTTTTTATATTTTTTTATTTAATATATTTAATACATTTTATTAATTTTTATATAAAAATTGATTTTTAGTAAGTATCTACTAAAAAAAAACATTACTGAAGTTAAAATTTAGTATTTACCTTTCACTTTAAAATGTGTGACGATGATACTGATACGGATACTCCTATTCATATTAAGCCAACAGACCCTCTATATAAAATTATAAAACAACTTAAAGAAGATCAAGAAAGGATTAAAGAAGATAAAAAAAAGGATACATTTAAAACACCACAATCAGAAGAAGAAAATATAAAACGACAAGATGCAAATAAACTAAAGTATTATGAATATGAACAACTAACTAAACTTATTAAAATAATTACTGAAAATGATGGTAAAGTATTTGGTGGGTGTACTAGAGATTTAATATTACGAGAAGTAAATACACATAAATTTTGGAAATATTGTCGAGACAATAATTATAATTTTATAAATAATTTTTATAATCCTACTATATGTCCTGAAACGTATTATGGTAGAACTAAATTACCTAATGATATTGACATTCAATGTATTTATAGTTCAATAGAAAAACTATTAAAAACATTTAAAGAATTAGGTTTTACTCTTACAAAGTTAGAAGTGCCTGAATTATATAGATTATATTATGGCATCAATCGTGATAAGTATAAACTTGAATATAAACCACAACATAATAAAACAAATACAACCCTAGAAAAATTATATAATAAACAATTATATTATAGTATTAAAATTGATATTATTTATGCTTCTACTCAAAAAGAATTAGATAAGTATTTTGATACTAAACTTGATTTTATGTGTAATCAATTACAAATAACTTCAGCATATGAAAGAGAAGATAAAATAGTATTTAATTACGAATGCTTAGCAAACATACTAAAATTTATAAAAGAACAAAATGGTAATTCCTATAAATCATCTATTGATAACTCTTTATTACCTTATGAGTTGTTAAAAAATATAATAAAACAAATTGAAGAAAGAAAAGCATACGTATTATTTCCTGATGCTTATCGTATCGATAAAATGATGAAAAAAGAATATATATTCGTATATATTGAATGTATTTCTTATTTAAATTATTATATAAAAAAAGAAAGTTTAATTAATAAATTTAAAATTATTTGCGTAGATACTCCTGAAGAATGTATTGTTTGTCTTAATAATGAAGATACTACAACTAATACTTTAGAATTTTTAAATATAAAAGTTAAATGTTGTTCTAATAATCATAATGTTTGTTTAAAATGTTTTATTATAAATTTACATTCGCAATATGAACAAGAAATAAATCTATCTTGTTCTCTTTGTAGAGAGGAAGGTATTTATATGACACCACAACTAATAGGAGACCTAACAAAATTTATAATTAAATTAGCACAATTAGAAGAAAATTAGAAGAATTGTAAAACTTATTAGTATTTTTAATTTATTTTTTTATTTTTATCATTTAATAAACACACCCGTTTATTTAAGGATAAGCCTAATATGTATATTAATGTTTATAAAACTTATATGATTTCAATCCTAATGTATTGAAATGAAATGGATAAAGTAATTAGTATATAGTGCCTTGATATAGTAGTAATTTAAATATTATAAATTTGACAGAAGGTCCAACACATATACTAGCAAGCAAGTCAAGAATAAAAGAACTTAACTGTTATTATATAGTATATATTTTAATGTAATATTAAAATATAGTTTGAAATTAATTATTTAATTAAATTAAATAATTAAAAATAAATATCTACTTTAAATATAATAAGCGTCAAATAAGTTCAAGGCTTTTAACCGCTCTTTTTGTGTATATCAATTTATAAAAACACTCGTTTATTTAAGGGTAATCCTAATTAAACAATCTTAATATTATTAAATATAAAATATACCTAAACTAAAAATGATAACTATAAAAAATAATTATAATTATAATAAAAGACAATTTTGGAGTTATAGAAAATTAATAGAAAGAAGTAAAAAAATAAGTAATAAAGTAAAAAAAGAGTTTCTAGATAAATATAATAATAAACATAATAATAAACATAATAATAAACATAATAATAAACATAAAACAAAAAAACAATTTCATATTATAAATGATAAAGTTATAAGAGATAAAGATTTAATTAAACGTATTGAAAGTATTTACATACCTCCTGCCTATAAAGAATTAGTAATAGCAAAATCTGAAAATAATAAAATACAAGCAATTGGAACAGATATTCGCGGAAGAAGACAATATATATATAATCGTAAATATACTAAAAAACTCAATGAACGTAAATATGATGATATTATGGAATTAGGTAAATCCATTATAAAAATAGAAAAAGATAATGAATGTATGTTAAATACATTAACTAATAAAAAATATGAAAAGTGGGAGTTACCTAATGATTATATACCAATTATAATATATATGTTAAAAAAGTATCATTTTCGTATAGGTAATGAATGTTATACAAAAGATAATAATTCTTATGGTATAACTACTTTAAAAAAAAAGCATATACATTTCCTACCTAACAATAAGTTTAAAATAGAATTTATAGGTAAAAAAGGTATTGTAAATACATATACTGATAATAATTTATTAATTAGTAAATTATTAAAACAATTAATAGAAAATGCGTCTAATGATGATTTTCTTTTTAAATATAATCATATAAATCAACATAATAATGAAAAATCAAAACAATTAATTACACCAGACGATATCCATTCTTTTTTTCAAGATAAATATAATTCTTATATAACACCAAAAATGTTTAGAACGTGGTATGGTAATTATCATATGATTAATTATTTAAAAGAATTATTTAAAGAAGATAAATTAAAAAAACGAATGTTAAAAAGCGAAGTAAGAGAATTAATAACTAATTGTAGTGAACACGTCTCTAATAAATTAAATAATACACCAAATGTTAGTAAAAAATCATATATAGATAATAAAATATTAGATTTAGTTATTAAAAATCCTTATCATTTTGCTAAAAAAATACCTGATACTATCGAAGACCAACATAAGTTTTTATATAAAATTATTTTGAAATTAAGACATTAATACATTAAAAAAATTATAAAAATATTAGTATTATTGAGTATGTTTAGTAAAAGCTACTCATTATTTGAACACATTTTTCTTTATAATCAGTATCATTATTACGTGTATGTAATGAATGAATATGTAATGAATGAATATGTAATGTAAATAATAATAAATTAAATTATGCTAACCAAGGATTTGCTAATATACATCTATTATTAATAAAAGCCAAAGCGTGTAATATAATAATACATCCACTTTGTCTATCAGATTCAGTTTCGCCATTACTAACTATAATATTGACAGGTTCTAAAATTTTCTCTAATAAATTATATTTATCAACACGTGATGTCATAATATCGTGTAAATTATTAAATACGTGTGTTGTTTGTGCTATTTTAAATCTACATTCATGATTTAATCCAAATTCAAAATTCCATAATAAGGCTAATTTTTTATAAAATATTTTTAAAATAGTTGTATTTTCATTATATAACCAATTAATATCTGTTTGATAACCATATAAATCCATTTTTTGAAATATTTCTAAACATTTATTTTTTACAACTATTTTCATATCAATAGGTAATATATCATTATTAGTATTATTATTCAAATTTGTATCATATTCTTTCTTTGCGTATAACGTAATTATATTTAGTTTAGTTTTATTATTCAAACAAAAACGTGTATATGGATTACTTACTTTAATTTTATTATAATGATTAGATAATAAATTAATAAATTGTTTATAGCATAAATTAATACTATTATTATTAATAATAATTTTTTTATTTTTTATTTTCTTTTTAAATTGTTCAAAATAATGATCATCACTTTTAAAAAGTAATTGTGTAATACTATCAATATGAAATCCATAGATAAAATTTTTTTCATCAGTAAATGAAAAGAATTCATCATTAGGAATATCTTTTAATTCATCTAATGTATAAAAATCAGTATCATTAACACAACTATTTCTATTATTAAGAGCAGGTCCGTATAATTTATATTTATATTGTTTTAATATTTTTTTAATAAATCTTTGTATTTTAATTACTTCATTAATATTTTGATTTGCTTTTAAGAGTATTATAAAAAATGAATTTAATTTATCAATATTATTTATTGCTTGTAAAAATTGTGAATGAGTATTTGTTTTTATAATTTTATAATGTTCTAGAGATGCGTTTATTCTTGGTAAAGGATAAGTATCTAATTTACTATTTTCAATATAATCAATCAATTCAATATGTTTCGTATTTTCTTTTATATATGTTTTTCTTGCTGATAAATAGTCATTATAATAATTATATTTTTCTAAATTTTTTATTATTTTTTTTTTAGATATAGATTTTGAATAGATAGAGTTAAAATTAGTTTTTATACACGTAGTTATTTCATTATTTAGTTCATTATTGATTTCATTGCTTATTTCATTATTTATTATTTCATTATTAAATATAACATCAATCATATTCTTATGTTTTCCACAAAACATTAAATTAGATTTACATTTATTAGGACATTGTATTTGTTCATATTTATTTTTATAACTTGAACATAATAATACATTATTTGAATTATTTGAATTATTTAAAATACTATCTATTGTATGATTATTATTTATTAATGTCATTTTAATTTATTTTTTTTATTATATTATATTTTTAAAATATTATTATTATCACTAATGTATTATTTAGTTTAATAGTTTATTTCTTATATTAATAAAATAAAAAAATAAATTAACAAATAATAAAAGTTTTACAAAATATAAGTTTTACAAAATATAAGTTTTACAAAATATAAGTTTTACAAAATATAAGTTTTACAAAATATAAGTTTTACAAAATAAAAGTTTTACAAAATATAAGTTTTACAAAATATAAGTTTTACAAAATATAAGTTTTACAAAATATAAGTTTTACAAAATATAAGTTTTACAAAATATAAGTTTTACAAAATATAAGTTTTACAAAATAAAATTTAGTATTTTAATGTAATTAGTATAATTACACTTTATCTAAATATTGTGCTATACATACAATTTGTTTTTCTTTGTGTTGTGATTTACTACCACCTATTTTAACATTAACAACATCACCTATTTTTAAATTTAAAAACTCATCGCTCCCTTGATGATTATGTTTAAATAAATAAATTTCTAATGGCGATGTTTCTTTATCATCAATATAACATATAAGTTGTGATTTATCTATAGAGGTAATGGTACATTGTATTATAATATTATCAGTAGGTTTACATACATTTGCTACATATTTTATTTTATAAGTAATTTTACCATCAAAACTTGAATTATTAATTAATCCAGAAGACCGTGTTTTTATTTCAATTGTATTTGGCATAATATAACCATAATTACCATAACATTTACCTTCATTTTTCTTTTTTAATTTTGATAAAATAATAGTATCTATCTTTTTATCTAATTCACTAGGAATAAGATAAATATACTCTTCTAATAGTAAATATTTGTATAATTCATTATTAGTAGATATTTCTGACGCCATATTAATTTTATATTTTTATACTATTTTAATACTATATATTTTATATTTTTATATTTAAATTTTTTAAATCAATTTTTAAGTATATAATTATAATGTGCTTATCCTCTAATAAATAATCATGGTTTATATATTAGGTTTATCATTTAATAAACACACTTGTTTATTTAAGGATAAGACTAATATATTATTTACAATAAGATAATGAATCATTGTAATCATATTATTAATAGTTAACCCTTATACTCAAAATAAATAAAATATTCTTCTGGAGTATAATACCATTTTTTCTTATTTACTAATTTATTATCTTTTGATTTTAATAAATATTCCATATCATTACAAAATGCAACTCTGGTATTATGTTTAATATTTTTTATAAAATTACTGTCTAATTTAAATAATAGTTTTTTAATAGTTGATGTTGGCATTGTATTACAAGATATACCTTTAACAGATTTCTTTTCACCTTTTTCATCAAAATCAACATTTTTAAAGACTACATTATTTTTCTCATATTTTAAAAATCCATAGACGTTATTATTTGGTGTTTTATTTAATATATTATATTTATATTCTATTACTTTTTTTAAATTACCACTATTTTCTTCAAACCTTTTTGTTGATGTATCATAAAACCATAATTCTAAATTATTATTATGTTGTATCATAAAACCATATATATTTTTTCTAGAATTATTATTGTCTTTTTGGTTTGGATTAATATTTTTATTATAAATAATATAATTATTTAAAATAGGTTCTAGTTTCTTTTCATTTACAGATAAATTAATATTATTTATAATTTTGTTTAATAATTCTTTTATAGCAGTTTTCTTTAACAAATAATTCAATTTATGAAATACGTTTTCTATAATATATTGTAAATTTACTTTAATATTAAACTTATAGTCTCTAGAATATAATCCTAATCCATATAAAATTTGCTCTGAAGTATCAATAATATTTTTATTAATAATTTCATTATAATTAAAATCTGTTTTTTCTAATAACATTTTTTTATCTTTATTTAAATAATTAATATACGGTATTAAATTAATATCTGTAATTAAATTAATAGATGGTTTGGTTTCTTGTTTTTCAATAGACATATTTGGTATAATATTACCCATAGGTATAAATCTTAAATTTTGTCCTGAAATAACTATAGAACCAGTTCTATTAAATTTATCAACAATAATAGTATTTGAATTTATTATATCTTGAACTGCTTTATAAAATGCTTCATTGAAAAGTATATTATAATATTCATTTTTTATTAATAAATGAAGTCTAGAAGAAGTATTATTAATTGAATTGTTATAATTATTATATTTACTATTCTGTTTTGTCTTTTGTGTCTTGTGTATTTTTAATATAATTTTTTTACTTTTTGTATCTTTATTTTTACTATTACTTTTACTATTACCATAAACGCCATTTTTATTAAGTAATAATTTAATATTATCAATACCATTTATTAAATTATATAAATATAATTTCAAATTATTTATATTAACATTAAAATAAGTTGTCATTAAATGTTCAATACATTTTTTCAATTCACTAATATCTTTTTCAATCATAAAATCCATAATTGGTAATTTAGTATCAATTGTATCATTTTTTACTTTAGTGTGTGTATTTTGTGTATTTTTTGTATGACTATAAATAGAACATTTATAATTACATTCTTTCATATAAAAACAATTACGTGTATAAGGTTTATCTGCTAATGATACTTTAATTTTTTTATTATTTGATGTAATTAAAGGTATTTCTTTATTATATGTTTCTTTATCATAAATATTATTTTCTCTATTTAAATAACAATCAAAAGAATTTTCTTTTAATATTTTTTCTATTGCTCCAGAATGAATTGCTTTTTTTTCTGCGTATTTATATATTGTAAGGTCAAATGTTTCCTTATTTTTTAATGTTGAAGCATATTTATATATTGTAACATTGCGTTCTTGTGGTGGTAAAGAACTATGACTATTTGTTCTTACAACTCTACCTATACTTTGTTCTATTAAATTCATATTGTGCCAAGGGTCTAATATATGTGCTTCTCTATAGCCAAATAAGTTAATACCTTCACTTGCTTTTGCTGTAGCGATAAATACTTTTACATTTTTTTCATTAACCATAAAATTTTTTTTATTAAGATAGTCTTCAGCATATTGAGATAATGATTTATCTCCAGAATAAATAATATATTCGCCTCTAGATTGATTTGTTTCTTTATATTTATTTTCTAATAAAGGTGTAGCATTATTATAGCGTTTAAATCCATTCATTTCAAGAGCAAAAGCAAGTGGAATTACACCTGAAGCAATATAACGTGTATAAATAAATACTGGACCATTACTATTTATTATTCTTTCTAATATAGTAGCAATTTTAACTCCCCAATTATTTAATTCTGGTAATTTAAATCTTTTACCATAGTCTGCATTTTTAAATTTATAAGTATTTTTATTTTGTTGTTTTGTTGTTACTTGTTCTAATCCAGAATGACCTACTAATAAATTAATATTATCATTTGCTTCATCTAGAGATTGATAAATAAAATTACTAATTTGCATTTCTGTATTATAAGCTGTTGATTGAGATATAATTAATTTATCATTATTTACTTTATTAAGTTTAGTCTCATCAACTTTAGTATCCTCTATAGAATTATAATTTAAACTATCAGTATCTAATTTATCCAGTAAATTATCAGTATAGTTTATTCTTTTTGTATTATCAATAAAATAATTAATTAGTTTTAATTGTTCTCCTTGAAAAGGACAATTTACTAGTTCTAAATAGTTTATTTTATTATTTTCATCTAATGTTTTACCATTAAGATCTTTTGATGGATAGTTAGATAAATTTAACATTTGTGTTGGGATATTATAGATTGCTGATAATTTTATAGGAAAGGTATCAGGATTATTACCTCTCATATAAGAAATATAACCTCTAATATTAGTTTCTAATAGTTCTTTTCCATTTGCTTTTAATTTACCATCATTATGAAAAATATCATTTTCATTTAAAGTTGGTCTTTTATCATTTAATAAAAGATAATTTATAATACTGACAATGCCTTGGGGTTTATCATAAATAGGCGTTCCACTTAATAAAATAAGTCTTACATTTTTAGAGTATTTTAATACCATATTTAAAACTGGTGGGAATTTTTTTTCTTTCTCTGTTTCTCTAATATTATGAACTTCATCAATAATAATAACTGAATTATTAAAATTTGTTTCAATGATAGATTTTTTCTTTTTTTCTTTTTCATTTTCATTAGTAATATATTTAGTTTTTAATTCTATTTCTTTATTTATAGTATTTACCCAAGTTTCAGGACCATTAAATGTATATGTTTTTTTAATTTCTTTATTTATTTTATTTTTTAACATAGTACAACTTTGTTCATCATTTTTCATACAATTTTCAACTATAGTTTTACTTTTCATATCTTTATTTTTTATAATATCAACGTATGTAGAACCAACACAGGTATTATTAATAGTATTATTTTTTACATCAGTAATATTAAATAATTCTCTTTCAATTTCATTTGGTTTAATAACATATATTTTAGTATTTGAATTAGATACAATAGATTTTAAATTTTCAGCAATAGTAAGAGCAGTACAACTTTTGCCAACACCCATTTCATGATAGATTAATAAACTTCTATAAGGTGTATAAGGACTTATAAATGTTCTTAATAGTTTTTGTATTGGTTTTAATATAAAAATTTCATCTTTCTTTTTAGTTTTTTTTTTAATAATTTCATTTGATTCATATAAATCATAAAGTTTATTTAATTTTTCATTGTTATATGAAAGTTTATAATTTTTAAAAATAGTATGATTAGTTATTTCATAAGTAAAATTAGGGTCTAGTAATGATGGAAAATATGTAGAATAGATATGTTTTTCTAATTTATCCTTTGATTTTTTAATTATTTTTGATTTTTTAATTATTTTTGATTTATCTATTATTTTAGATTTCTTTTTTACTGTTATAAGTTTTTGTTTTTGACGCATTTAATGATTTATAGTGTTGTTTATATTGTTAGTTATACTATTTATACTATTTATATTATTATTTATACAATTTATATTATTATTTATACAATTTATATTGTTATTAATACTATTTATATTATTAATATATATTATTTTAATTAACAAAAAAATAAAAATGAAATATAATTTATTAAAATTAACAACTATAAATTATTTACACAAAAAAATTTTTTCATATTGTTAGCTGAAATATCATATTTAAATGTAATAGGATTACCTAATGAACTTTCAATAAAACCTGAAGGCTTACAATAAGGAGAAGGACTACCATATTCATCTACAGGGCAAGTATTTACATTTAATTTTATAAGAGCATTTTCACAATCTCCACATTTAGCAGTTCTATTATGAAATTTTAAATAATCCTCTTTAAATTTAGGATTTACATTATTTAATGTCATAGAACAAGTAAAATAATTAAAGGATTCTTTTATTTCTGGTTGTGGTAGAAAAAATAGTGCTTGTTTTCCACTTAAAAATAGTATTAAACTAACAGTACCCATACTTACTATTAACATCATTATAATATAAAAAAAAATAAAGTAATTATTCATTATAATGGTTTATTTATAATTTATATATATATATTAATTTATATATATATATATATTAATAAATCTATAAAATATTAAAGTTGTTCTTTAAATTCAAATTTTTACAATTTAATTAATAAAAGTTTAAAAATAAATTATATAATTTAAATTATATAATTTAAAATATGTAATTTAAAGAAAAGTAAAATTATTAAACATTTTTAAATAGTTATAAAAATTGAAATTGAAATTTTTAAACTATTTTACTTAAATTAATTAACTAACATTATTTTGTTTAATTTATTTTAAACATTAATTTATTTTAAACATTATCCTTAACTATAAAAGTTGATTTTAATATTAAATAATATGTCAAAAACTAAAATAAACAATGAAACTAAACAAAATGTAAAAGGAGTTAAAAATAAATATACAATTGATGATATACTAGGAACCTATAATCAAGATGATAATCAAGATGATAATCAAGATAATACTAAAGTTAATAAATTAAAAAAACAAAAGGAAATGAATAATAAAACTAAAAAAGATTCTACTTTAAGTACTAAAAAAACTAATGAAAAGAATGAAAATAATATAAACATTACAACTATTAAACCTATTAATACATTAAAAGAAACATCAAATGAAACAATAAATACGAATATTGATCATCTTTTAAATAATGAAACATTTAATTTTGAAACTAAACAACAAAAATCAATGTTCTTTGTTGATTATAAATCAATAGATATTTTAGTAACTACATTAAAGTCTAAATGTAATTTTACAGTTCCAAAAGAAATAGTGGATGATCATATAATGACACATATACCAACTATTATTAAAGAATATACATCTAATCTTAAAAAAAGATGTAAAAAAATAATTAATACAGAATATATATGCTTAGGAAGAAAATTAGATAATAAACAATGTACAAGAAAAAAACATAATGGAACTGAGTTTTGTAAAAGCCATTTAATTAAATTATCCAATGGAAGAATTGATGAACCTATACCAACAGCTATTCATAATAAAAGAGGACGTAAAAGGAAAGTTGAATTTGACCCGAGACAATATGATAATGCCTATATTACTCTTTGGGAAGATATTATTAATGGAGAAAAAGTATTATTAGACAGTAATAATAATATTTATACTTATGATTTAAAAGCACCTAAATTTATAGGTAAAAAAACTATTAATACTAAAATTGATTTATTACTTATTAATAAACAAAAAGAAGAACAAACTAAAGAACAAAATGAATTATAACTATGTCTTTAAATGAAAAACATAAAATTACTATTCCTAATGATTTTAATGAATTAAAAAATGAACTTGAATTATTATTAAATAAAAATGATAAAATTATTAATACATATTTAGAACATACTGTTATACATCTTTGATTTCTGATACAAATAAAGTAAAATTAAACGAAATTTATGAAAAAAATCATAAACTTATTCTAGATACATTTACATAGTATTTAATTCATTTATTTTAATTATTTATTTTTTAATTTTTTTATAGTTTTAGCATATAAATAAGTTTCTACCTATACTAATAGATATACAAATAATTATAGTTTAATATAAATAATTATAGTTTAATATAAATAATTATAGTTTAATATAAATATGATTGACGAAAACTTATTATTTATTATTTTATTAACTCTAGTGATAGTATTTATTGCTAATAGAAGCCCACGATTTGTAATTACATTTATATTAATTGTAATTATATATTTTTTTTATAAACGTCATTTTGTTAATCCTAAAGAATTTATGACATTTATGAAGAAACAACTTAAAGAAGCCTTTCAACCTTGTAATAATAGTAATATGGGTTATTGTGATAATGAAAGTAGTAATTTATCTCCAACTAGTAATATTAACAACTCATCAGTTGTTAAATTAAAAAAAGAAGATTTTTTAATAGATAAAAGATTAAAATTAGGTAAAGAAGAAATTACAATAGAAGAAATAATTAGAACTGTTCCATTATTAATAAATTATAAAACATATCTAGAAACACTTATACAATTTGTAATAAGTATAAAAACAGATGACAGTATTCAAAAAGAGTTTTTAGGTAAAAAAATACGTCATACAATGTCTAAAGTATTTTATAATGCTTATAATACTGTTAATAATAAAAAATATCCTATTTATTCTTATAATAAACTCTTATACTCACAAAGAGAAGTAAATAATACATTAAATATATTTACATTTTTAGGATTAAATGAATATGAAAATAATAAACTATTAGAATTACAAAAAGAATTTAAAACAATGAATGAAATATTAAATGAATATATTGTTGAAAAAGTAAATGATATTACACCAAATAATTATAATATTACAACTAGTTTTCTACCTCGTAAAGATGAACCCGAACCCGTTGGTGTTAATTATTTAAATGATACTGATTATACTAATTATACAGATTTGTAATGGATTTATAATAAAATTATATTCAATTATAAATAAATAACTTTAATTATATCTGGATAATAGTAATTTTAAAAATTGATTTATAAATATAATTTAATTTAAATATAAAAATAATAATATAAATATTAAATAAGTATTATCTAATAGTAAATACTATTTGTTAATTAAAAATGATACCTTATGTAAGATGTTGTACATGTGGCAAAGTATTAAGTAATAAAAATGAATATTATAAAAAAGAATATATCCGTAAAAAAAAAGCACTTAATAGTAAAGAAGACCCTTTAATTATTGATATTAGTAGTGATGAAGTAAAAAAAACAATAGCAGGTGAGATTATGGATGAATTGGGATTAATTCGTTTATGTTGCCGTAAATCATTTTTTACAGCAATTGATATTGTTAATGAAATTTAAAAAGTTTAAAAATTAATAATAGTTAATACATTTTAATTTACTTTAGTTTAATACATTTTAATATATTTTAATACATTTTAATTTTTTTTTAGTTTTACTGATTATGATGAAAATAGTAATCCAGACATACCATTTTGTATTCTTAAAATATTATAATTAATAGCATAAACATTAATAATACCACTAGGTATTGAAGCACTACAATCTAAATTTAATGTAATATTATCTAATTTACTAAAATTACACGTACCACTAGGTTGTGTATCTTCAGGAGTGAGTGCGAATGAATACATATAAATATAGTCATTTGTACCTGATGAATGGTGTTTATAAGGTTGATATAATCTAAAAAATGTTTCGGATAATTTTTCAAATCTATCATTACCATTAAAACGTAAATTCATTTCATTAAATGGAGCAATAATAAGTTCATTTGAAGTTGCATAATTTGTAACATTAGCATAATTATTATAATCATTATTATATGTAGCAACATTTGTTCTATATGTCCAGTATAATTCTTTAATATTATGATTAAAGAACAATCTTACATTCGCATTAATAATGTTTTGTGATAAGTGAAATCCATTTAGACTTTGAAATTGTTCTATTAAATATTCGTGATTTTTTGCTTTCGCAAATTTTGTTCTTTCAAACACATCTAAATAAATAAAATTACATATTAAATTGGCTTTTGTAATTGATGGTGTTCTATCTGGAGTTGAACCATTAGAAAGTTTATACCAACATTTATCAAAAGGTTTAAATTGAAAGACTAATTTAATATCTGTATATTGCATTGATATAAGTGGTAATGCTTTTTCAATACTACGACAAAACCAAAATGGAATTGGAATTAATAATTTTAATGCTTCTGTTTGTGTATTATTATTAAAGGTACTATATTTACCAATCATATCATATAAAGGTTGCTTTTTACCTGACGGTGTTGTTATATCCATAAATATATCAAGTAAATCACATGTAATTCTATCTATTGGCTCACCGCCAAACTGTAATTCTACCCAGTCTATAATAAAACAGCCAATATTATTAGTCCAACTTACATATGTTTTTAATTCTGGTAATTCTAATTCTAACATAATATCACTAAGCATATCAGCTTTTTTATCAATAATACATGTAACTCTTTTACCAAAATCTGGAGATTCTGTAAATATTTGTTTAATAGGTTCAATAGAAAAATTGGTATGTCTTTTATATACTGATTTAAAAAATGAAAATTGTGGATTTCCAATAATATAAGTATCTTGTGTTCCACGTGCTATAAGTTCAACTAAAGTTCCAGCACCCATTTTTATATTATTAGGCTTATCCTTAAATAAAGAGGTGTGTTTATTAAATGATAAACCTAAAAGAGCTTTTTAAAGCCTTAAACTTATTTGACGGTTATTATATTTAAAGTAGATATTTATTCTTAATTATTTAATTTAATTAAATAATTAATTTCAAACTATATTTAATGTAAAATTTAAATATATACTATATAATAACGGTTATGTTCTTTTATTATTGACTTGCGTCCTAGTATATGTGGTATTCTTCTGCCGAATTAATAATATTTAAATTACTACTATATCAAGGCACTATATACTAATTACTTTCTCCATTTCATTTCGGTTTTATACCTTAGGATTGAAAGCATATAAGTTTTATAAACATTAATATACGTATTGTGTGTCGATTTAACGTTTTACTGGTATATATATCAATGGAAGATAGAAAAACAGTATTATATTTAATTAGTAATACACTATAAAAAACAAACTACGCTTATTTATTAGAGGATAAGCCCAATAATAATAATAATAAATTTAGACAGTATAAATGGTACTCTTTTATTAATAAAAAAAGAGCAGAAGATAATTTATTAAATAAAATAGAAAAAAAATATAGTAAAGAACATATAATAATAATAGGTGATTGGAGTATAGGAAAACAGATG